GTCAGCATCGGTACCGGCAGCGGTTCTGGTGGTGCCATCATACGCATCGGCACCGTTACGGAGGTGTTGCGCCCCCTGGGTCACCGCGCCAGTACGGATCGACGTCAGTGGTATCTCCCATTCGACGTCATCATCCTGATCCGATCTCGCCTTGTAAAACGGGACTCGGTTGTCGTACACCGAAAAATAATACTGGTTATCGCTCGTATCCCCAAGCGGAGCCAGTGCCTGGATGATGTGGTCTTGGGCATATTTGTCCACATCGAGCGTCAGGTTGACCGCCCCAGCCACTGCATCGACGTTGGCCTGGTCACTGGAGATATCGGGGCATTTGTCGGTCAGCATGGCCTTGATGATGGAGTCAACCGTGTGCGACCCGCTGCTATAGTTGACCGTCGTAATGCGTTGGTCACGCATCGACGACCAGTATCCCATCGCAGTGAGCTTCAGCCCCTGCATACTCGTCCCCCACGTCACACCACACTCCATGATGCGACCCTCCCAGCGCAGGAATGCTCCCTCGCGAACCTCGAGGTGCATAAAATGCCTGCCCTTTTGCCCCTCACGCTGGAGATACAGCCACGCATTGCCCAGCCTCATCGGCACCGTCACCTCGCAGAGGTGATACCCGCCGTGAAGTGCGGAACTATAGCTCAACGACGTTAGCCCAGTGAGGTCGTCAAGGAGGACTAGATCGCTGTGCTGCTTGTAAACCAGGACGCGGAAGCTTTCGATCATGGCGATTAGCCCACCATCAGGTAACGCCGCCTCAGCACGACAGAGGTTTTCGCCCCGTGAGTGATCGGAGCCCCAGAGCCGTTGTCAGAGACAAAATACAACCGAGTGCCGTCAGGATCAATAAATGGTGCCGATCCCTCCTGCTGGGGACGGCTCTGAAACACGTCACTGGTATTCCAAAGCGCGAGCGACGGAGGATGGCTGATGCTATCCAGCACCACGACATCGGTCGCCGCGGGCTTGGCGACATAATTGCTGGACACATCGACCGGTAGGAGCATCAAGGCGTCGATATCCAATGTGCTGGCGAGGGAGGTTCGGTAGAAACAAAGTCTCAATGTGAACGTTCCAATGGTTGCATTCTCGGGGAGTTGTGACGGTGGGATAACCAGGCTCCCGATGTCATGCCAGGTATATGACGTCTCAGTGACAGCGGTATAATGTGCCGCCACACTTGGGTCTTCCGTCACACCGCCGTACGAATAGCCCATCGCCACGTTGTACTGCCCACCAACTGAGTCGACCAACATCCTAGCAAGGACTCGGTAGGTGCCTTTTGGCGGCGTCGCGAGTGCCTTGGTTACCACATCGGGGGATGCAGCAGTACCAAGCCCAGTCTCCGTCGCACCCGAGCCAAGCCCCTTGATCGGCACCGCAGCAAACGCGTACCGAGAACTTGAGAACGTCCAACTCATTGTGGTCGTTGTCCCAGTCGCCTGTTCCGTACTCCCAGCCCCGTAGTTGCCGCTGCTGTCCTGGTTGACGTTCCACCGCTGGGTTTGCCCTGACCCAACAGTTGCGGCACTTAGGAGACTCAGGGCGTCGAACACCCACTCATTGGCGACAGTCGTGACGTCAACGGTGGTGCTAGTGACACTCCCAGCATTGACTGCCGTTGCAACCGTACCCACTGGGCTCGACTGGTTGACGTGAATAAAACTGACGGCCCCGACGATGATACGGGATGATGACGCGAACGTCGCAACGATGTCTTGATCCACGCCAACATCCGGTGCGACACGATACCAGAGGGACACATAGCGATCACCGCCATTGACGTCTGAGGACGATACCTTGGTAAGCGCGTCGCCAGCATAGGTAACGCCGGTCGCGTGTCTGTCTGCGGATGAGACGCCAACCACAAGGAGCCTGTTGGTGTTGTTAGCGACCGTATGCACTAGCGTATGCGTCGTGGACGTCCCTGAATTGGCCGATCCACTCGCGGCGTCTACGACTGGTGACGCAATGTGTCGCCCGATATTGCCATCGGACTGCGACCCAGCACTAACGGAGTAATACGAAGTGCCGGCAAAGCCCTCCCCCTCGTGCCAGATATCATCGTCATACTGCCTGTCACCGTGGCGTGATCCAGTCCACACGGCGGTGTGGTTCTCGTTCTCGCTGAACTTGACCTGCGCTGCGGCGGGCCAGTCACCGCCGTTTGGGTGGATGTCGATATAATTGACGTGTACCTGGCCATCGTCGTCGAAATGATTGTGGACAGCACGGCCAGACACCCATGTGGTGGGGATTGTGGCGGCTTTCACAATCATAACGCCATCGAAATATGCCTCCAGGTTTTGCCCCGAACCGCTGGTGCGTCCAGCAAGGGTGATCCTGATGTGGTCGGTATTTGACGGTGCCGTCTGCCCCTCCGATTTGGCCTGCGTCCACGTCGTTGTCGTCGACCCAGAGGACACCAGGGTTATAGCACTCAACTCGGTGTCCGAGGAGTTTCGCCAGCTAATAATGGCCCTAACAGCACTGGCGTTATCGACGACGTGATACCAGACGGAGAATGACCACACCTCCGTTGCTGCCGCTGATCCGTTTGGAGTGCTGGCGTGGCGGCTGGTGTCCACTACACCTGCACCGCTACCGGTGATAGCGATCTTGAGGCTGGCGTTCCCGTACAACTTTTGCGTCGTGACCCGCGTGGTGGTCGCCGTATGCCCTGACCCGATGGTCTGTGTCCAATCGGCCAAGTCCGTGCCGTCTACCTCGAATGATGGGTCTGGGCAATAGTTCTCGATAGTCTCCTCGGCACCCTCTCCGAATGGATCAGTCTCCAGGGTGAGGATGGCGTTGGCGATGTAGGGGTTGCTTGCCTGGAGTGCGCTGACTGCCACCAGGTCGGCAGGTGGTACTCGTAGCTCCCCAGACTGGATGCGGAACTTGATGTCTTCCGAGGTGCCACCTGGGTTCCAGGTGAGGTCCCACCTGGAACCCGTGCCGTGTATGGTGTGGTTGCGGGCCTGTCGCAACGCATTATTGATGTCGTGCTGGGCTGCGGACAGGTCGCCGATGGTGGATGCCTCAATACGGAGTCTCATCTGGATGCGGCGTTTGGTGAACTGGTGGGCCACCAGATCCCATCGTGACGAGAAGATATTCGCGCTCTCGACCTGTAAACGGTTCGGGTTGCCGAAATCCAGGCTGGCCGCACGAGCCTTATAGGTGGAGCCGAGGAGGTTCAGCGTGGTGGTGCCATCGGTGAGGTTCAGAGTAAATGCCATTAGCTTGTTGGCACCTGCCCTTCATCTTCGCTACCATTACCAATTGATTTGGATACAACTGCGGCGACTTCTTCCCCATCTATATCCACTTTTAGGTTAATCACTTGGGAATGCAGTTGCCGTGAAGCGTATTCTGCGCCAGTTTCACCAGCACTCCCACCCGCAACCATGTAGTTATGGAACGTGGCTAGAGCAGCGGCCTCCCTTTTTCTCGCGCCAGCAGCCAGGGCAGCTAACACGGGGTCACCGGCCATTGACCCTACGGGGAGGTTTGCTTCTTGTAACCGTGCTACCTCCTCCCGCTGTGCTTGCGCCCATGATTGCAGCGCGGTCATCCCACTACCGCGACCTCCTGGTGCCGCCTGAGCGTCTAATTCAACTCGTCTCTGAAACGCCTCGTTTAACAGCCGATCTAAATCCATGATGGCCCTTTTTGATTTCACCATCCCAGCCTCAACCTTTTGGCCTACATCTTCCGCAACCACACCAACATTCTCCAGTGCTGGCTTTACATCTTCAGAGATTACATCCGACATCCCCAACCAATCGTTCTTCACAGTGACTATGATATCGGATAGCATAGGTAGGTTTGCCCCAGTCATTGCGTTGAACTTTCCAGTGAGGCTGTCAATCGCTGGCACGACACCTGTCACCATATCAGTTATGCCCTTTTTTATCGTGTTCGTGGTAATAGTCACCTCGCGGATGGTGTCGACTGGGCTCAGCCACTTAGACAGCCAATCAGGTGCAATTTTCAAAAGACTATTGACTTTATCGATCAGGAAGTTAATTCCGGCAATGACACCATTGACCAAGCCCTCAAAGTGTCCGAGAACCGCATTAACAGCACTTTCCACCACGCCACGAATA